ATGAAATACCATCTATATGATGAGCATATTCCCGTATTCTATAACTTTCATCCCAATATGCAACAGGTTTATAGTATTCACCACATCTATCGCATTTTTTTCTAACTGTTTTAATTACTTCTTTTAATGTAGTCACTTTTTTTCACTCTCCACAAATCCCTGTTTACCTTGTAATGACGTATAACAATCAAACTTATGATTTGATGCATATTCTAATATTAACCATTGTATAATTGCATCACGTGTCTTTAATGTCATTCCAACCGCCTTAATAACCTTATAATTTTTTGTTTTTTCAATAATTCAAACCTTGACGTGTCATCATATGTATAATCATAGATAACTTTCAACTGTTCAATCATTATCGCAACATCTGCCATTTCTTCAAGTACGTTATCGGTGGTTACTGGATTTGATGGGTTCCTTCTGCGTTTTATTAACGATTTTATGAGTTCCGAACATTCTTCTATTGCCATATCTACCTGTGACATTGCACCCCAGGTATCAATTGCCTTTCTATAAATATATTCTTTATTCATTTTTTTTTCACCTTTTTTATCATACGAGCAATATCTACATATTCATATAATACATTGTTTAAATTGAAGTAAGGATATGGCCTATCTAAATATGGTTTTATATTATATGATACATATTGAATATGACGATGCTCAAGTATTCTCCTTGCCTTTAAACAAAAACTACAATCATCCATCGTATATATTACAACTATCTTATTTTTCATCATTTTCACCATTTTATCACAAATCTGTTATACTCTCCTTTTTAATTCCCTTCGAGAATCCCTATGAACCCTAATTCAACCCCCACTAGATAGACATTACACTCTTTTTTGTGTTCGGGCTATTACATCATCTTTTACCAATACGCATGTGGAGTAGAATCAGGTACCATAGGGAAATTGTCCAAAACCCAACTCTGTTGCAACTCTGTAGTGTCATCATATATAAACCTTTCCATCTCACAACACCTTTTGTTCTATTTTTTGTGCCTTTCCGAACATGTAATATCTTACATTACGTTCTAAATTGTTATTTCCACCATAATATTCTATTTTGAATGTTCTAGTGACTATTCCCATAACGGTTAACAATTCACATTGGCTTTTAGCCGTTCTTCTTCCTATTAGCAATTGTTCGTGTAACATTTGTACATTGAACTCTGCGCCTGGATTATCTTTTAAGAAATGATAAATTTTTTGACGCACAGGATCACCAGTTGCGTTTACTATATTCTCAATTATATGTTTAAATCGTTCTTCCGGATAATCTTTATCAATAGATTTCAATGACTTGTATAACAACACAAACTGCTGTATAAGACGTGTTGGCACTTCTTTCGATGCAAACCCTCTAAGTTCACCCGTTCTTGCTTCAAACGATGCCGTTGCCCTGAATAAAGACAATTCCTTACATCTCTCCATCATCCATTTTGTAATCTCAGGCGGTATTACTGTTTTCTTGTTAAATTTGCATGTGCCTAGGAATGATTGTATTATTTCTTGTAACTCTTTTTTCATTATCGCTTCCTTTTCCATATGATCCATGGCTCTTGTCATTTTTTCATTGTCATCCATTTGCTTTGATTCAACGTCATATGCAAATTCTCTAGTTCCCAATTGGTTATGTATGGAGTATTCTTCTTTTATATCAGGTGTTGTACATGCAATTAACGTCACATGACAGTTACTATATATTTTTTGTGTACCATTACCTGTCCTTTTATTTATGTTCCCATCATATAATTCTCTAAGTTGACCAAATATTTCATTCTTTTCATCTTTGTTTATTGATTTCAATGTAGCCAAATCAGAAAATATAAGGATATGACTAGAATTTTCCAATTCATCTCCCAAATCATGTACCTTTTTACCTTTATGTGTTTTTCCAGTTGCTAATGTATTAGCTGAAATCTGGTCTATAAATTCTACATCTGGATAATCCTTTAATGCACGCACTATTTCGCTTTTTGCATCACCACTTTGTCCAACCGTAAATATCCATAATGGTTTACTATTTCTTGCTTGATTTGAAACAACTGAGGCCAATACCAAATCAATTCTATATGTATCAGTAAGGAAAAGCCATTTGCTTAATTGTTCATATAGTTCCTTACGACTTTTCGGTGGATTGCTTAGATCAAGATATTCTCTTTTATCTTTTACTTCAGTTGCTTTTTCTACAAGTTTAGCCATTCCCTTTTTAACTTTTTCGTTGTCAGACAGTTTTTTATTTAACTCGATGGTTTTTTTCATTGATCTTTGTGGTGCTTCTGACATTTGAATACCTATTCTGAAATATGCAAATCTCTCTGTTTCGGCCTTAACGATATTTTTACGACCCCTGTCATCGTTGGCGATAGCATCCATTGTTCACAATAACCACCGCTACCTTGTATATAACCATTCAGAAAACATCCAGTTACGGCAAGTACCTTTTTAGCACGTTTTAAGTGCAAATGGTTGTCTACATAAAGCACAGATTTTGATTCTGTCATTTTAACGTGTGAATGTGCCATCAAATATATGTCAGCATTAAAGCTGGCACACATATCTTCTAACCTGTTTATTTTTGCACCCCCCTTTCTACCCCCTACATTTCCATGTACGCTAAATATATCATACACATAGGATGGTTGTCTTTTTCCTTTGCAATCTTGTACGAATTTTAATCGTGTAATTGCTGCATCTTTTAACATCGGTAATGACGGTATATTAAATTCTTTCCATATTTCATATATTGGATCATATTGATTTACAAGTCTTATTTTTCGTTCATGGTTTCCTTCGTGTAGCCCTAGGCACTTTTCTTTTATTGGTTTTAGTATCTCAACTAATCTATGTACCTGCATGGGTATAAGGTTGTCTAATGAATTTCTAAATTCTTTTGCCAGTGTTTGTGGATCAAATCTTTTATCTGTAAGGTTTATGCAATCCAAAAAGTCTCCCATACCAATCCAATATACGTTATCTTTTTCGTTTATCCACTTTACAAGTTTCTTTAACTTTTCAACGTCACAACCAGCGTTTCCAAGGTGTATATCACCAATTGGTATAACATGAAACCACGTTGTACTGTTTTTGAACATTATTGTTTTTACGTTTATTTCCATTTTTTAATCCCCAATCCATTCTAAAATGATTAATTGTCTTAAAAAATCTATAATATCGTTACTGTCACCGAGTTTTGCATCATCGTTTAGTATATATGCATTTTCACCAACAACATTGACAAGTTCTATGGCAAGATAGTATATAGAAAGTCTACCTTCGTTCGTTTTTTCCCATTTAGTCATATTTTATCACCCGTACATTACATCATCTTCTTTTTTTTCAGTTATTGGTTCAGTTTTTCGTTCCATCATATTTTCTGCCAATGTAATGATATCTTTTCTGTTTATCATCTGAAATTCTTCGTGTGCATCAAGAATAGCTAAAAATGCATTACTTTCAATTTGCAATGATTTTTTACTTGCCGGTAGGCAATTATGCAACGTTTTAAGCATTTGTATCATTTTCGTTTTCAAGTTCATTATTATTATCCTCATTTAGGTTTGTATAAAATTTATTTCCACATTTAGGACATGTTTGTTCTGCACATCCAGGTTCTATCTTTATTAGATAGTTTGGTTTATTTGCCTCAAATTTTCTCATTTCTAATTCTCGTAAATGTTTTTCATAATCAATTAGTTGTTGATTTAGTTGTTTCCATGAATTTAACGCCTTTGTTTTATCACCGGCTTTTGTTATATCACTCTCGTATAATCCTTTTGCGATATTCATAGCACTTTTTATATCTCGTATTTTTGAATTTTGTGAAAAATCAATATCAATTAGGTATGGTGTCAGGTCATCTGCTAGATATTTTGATACTGTTTGCCGTGTTATATCTATTCCAATTTCCTTTTTTAGCATTTCCTGTATTTTTGATGGGCTTGGCTTACCGGATGAGTTATAAACATCTGAATTTTTATTTTTCAATGTTTTCGCTAGGAATTTCTTTATTTTTTCTTCATTTCCTTTTCTACCACGGGCCATATATCGTTCTCCTTTTGTTTATTTTCGCATCATCAAACAATTTTGATATTTCTTTTGCTGTTAAATGTTTTGTTGATGTTAATATTGCAAGGGTATATGTATTAAATTTTCCCGGTTTATTTTTGAATCGTTCTATATTTATTATTACTGTTTCATAATTTGAAATACGATGCGCCATCCTATGAAGTGTCATTACAACTTCATTCATATCCAACTGTATAAATATTTGAAATTGAGCATTTGGGTATTTTAATATCATTATGACACCCTAGTTAGCACAGCAGTAAATGTTTTAAGCATGGCCGTAACTTTCCATAGCTGACCACGGGGGTCTTGCACCAATACGTATTGACCGTCATATACTATTTGAATGACTGTTAGTTTATTGTCTCGAAGTAATTTACCGTAGTCATTATACGGCATTTCGTTTTTTTCTGCGTCTAAATCCATTTCATCCATACAATCACTGGTTAATATGTTATAGTTGCTGGTATTTAAAGTTTTTCTTTAACGACCGAACAGCTGTTGCGGTCGTAAACCGAAAGGTTTATATAGTATGAGTTACATAGTATTGACTATCAACAAACATCAATTATTTTTTATAGTGACAGCCATGCGAATTGATAAAATTATTAGTATTGGTTCACCAAGATTGTTTTTACCGCCACAGCTTCAAGTTTTAGCTTCGATATATAAAAAATCTGGTGTACTATATAGCGGTGCATTTCGTGCCGGTAAGACATTATTGCTTGTTAACGCTGTTATTAAGATATGTTTAGAAAATCCAGGTGTAAAAGGTGTATTAGGTTCGCAAACACATACACAACTTAAATCTGTAGTTTTCTCTCTTTTTAGGGAGGAACTTGATTTATACCAAGAACAGTTGCGAAAAAATGGAATCGAATTAAATTTAACAAAGCGAATAATTACAACTGCCGGTAGTATGGAATGGGAAGCATACAATGGTTCAATTATACAATTTCGTTCATGTGATGAAGAAAGAAAGCTAGCTGGATATACGCTGGATTTCGTTGGGTTAGATGAACCAGTTGATATTGAGGAAAACGTATTTCGTCAGTTGTATGGTAGATTATCAGGTACTAGACATTTAAAAAATCCATTCATATTATTAACAACAAATCCGGGTAGTGAGTTACATTGGATTCATAAGTATTTCATAAATGAAAGTACAAAACAGGATGATTTCTCTTTTGTATCAACGACAACATATGATAATAAGCTATTACCAAAATATAAGCGGTACATAAACCGTATCGAATCAACATGGGATGAAGATTGGAAGCGTAGATACTTAAGCGGCATTTGGGGAATGTTTGAAGGGCAGGTATATAAGGAGTTCAATCCAATTAAGCATGTTGGAGATTTTAAAGATTTACCAGTTAAATATAACATATGTGGTATTGATTGGGGTTTAAACACTCCCCATTGCGTATTGATAATGGGTGTTACCGAAAATAACAAATTGGTAGTTAAAATGGAACAATATAAAACAATGGTAACAACATCCACATTATCGCAGCAAATTGCAGAATTTAACAAGGATTATCATTTTAAAAATGTTTATGTTGATCCAGCGGCATCCGATTTAATAGAGCAAATTAAAGATCGTGGCGTTCCTGTAACGCAAGGATACAATGATGTTGAAAACGGAATTGCTAAAGTAAAATCAATATTCGTTGCAAATGATATTTATATAGATTCATCATGTTATAAATTAATTGCTGAGTTGCAGGGGTATAGGTATAAACCTGGAACAGAGATAGTAATTAAAAAAGATGACCATGCACCAGATGCATTGAGATATGGAGTTACGGATTATAGCCCGTATGTCGATGATAGTGGATTTGGGTGTGGATGGTGGCGAAGAAAAGGTAGATAAATATGACACTAATGGATTCGGTAGATGAATTTTTAAATGCCTACGTTCGTAGAACAGAAATAGTTGAGCCTGTCGATAAGAAAACGTTTAGGGCCAGTGATTATGACCTTGGAGGTAAATGGGCATCTGATAGAAAGATGACACCAAAACTTAGACGTGAAATCGCACTGACCGCACCATTTTTCATGAAAGCTACAAAAAAGAAAAATTTAGATAGATTTCGTTCATGGTTTGAATTTGAAAATATAAACACAAGAAAACCACCATCTGCCGCTGATGCAAAGATAGCGCAATTATTTGATGCTAGGGCAAACCCAAAATTTAAATTTGTATTGGCAAACATATGTGTTGATATTTATGGTGATGGTTTTATTCTTAAAAAATATGCCAATGATATCGTAGACAAAAAAGGCAAAGTTGATTATGAGTTACCACCACCAAAAAGTGCATCGCTTAAAAATTTAGAAATGATTAATCCAGAGAATCTTAAAGATATGAAATATTTAACGGATAGGGATGCAAAGAAAGGCAAACAGTTTAAAATAGATGGTATACAGCATTTTTTTTATAGCAACAAAAAAACAAATAAAGAAATGTATATTCACCCTAGTCGTATTATGCATTTTATGGATGACCAGTTACCATTTTCACGATTCGGTATTTCAAAAGTTGATATGTTGCAGAATATAATAATATCGGAAGCAGATATTGATATTGCAACTGGTGAGATTTTAAAATGGTTCAGTCATGGTACACATGAAATAACAAAAGAGGGTATGCAACCGAATGAAAAAAAAGAAATAGAGAAAAATATGGCACAGCACCCTAATTATTATGTGTACGATAGTAGGTATCATTTAGAGGTTCACAATCCAACGGCAATTGATCCAAAGGAGTTTTACAACTATATCATATTAGGTATTGCATCTGCTTTCGTTATACCGACGCAGGTATTGCTTGGTGTTCAAATAGGTAAGGTTACTGGTGCAGAGACAGGATATAGTGACTATTATCGTGATGTTAAAGATAAACAGGAATTGATTGATACACCACTCATTAAAGATTTGTATGCAGAAGTTTTTGCTGGATATAACAAAGAATTTAAATATGAACCAATATGGAAGGATATTTATGTTGGTGAATTAGCAGAAGCCGAACTATTGACGAAACGTGCAGCGACCGTTCAAATATTACTTAGTACAAATCCACCAGTAATTAGCCAAGAAGAATCAAGGAAGATAATGAATAGTGGTAAAATATATCTTGATCCAGCTATAGTAGTAAAGCAAGTTGAGTTAAATGATACTGCAAAAGATACCGATGATACGGAAAATGACGATGAAAAGGGAAATACTATTGCAAGAAAACCACTTAAAGATGCCGAGAAAAAACCAAAAAAAGCATCTGCTGGTATTTTACAACTCAGGCAGGAAATAATAGATAAAAGAAAATTTGAAGAACTTGCAAAGAAAGAACATGCTCTTGGTAATAAGGTAATTGAAGAACAGGATAGTTTATTTGGAAAAGACGAGGAATGAGTTTAAAAGTTACTGGATTGTATGGTGCAATTCGATTTAATAAAAAGGTGGCAAAGACTTCGGAATATGTAAATATACATGAAGGGATTGTGAAAGATACAGTTTCATTAATGCGCAGATATGCCGCTGTCGATAAAGGTGAAATGAGTAACTCGATAAAATATGTAAAAATGGGTGTCGCTGGTTTTAAAATTATCGTTGGCGTTCCTTGGGCAATTTATCAAGAATATGGCACAATGTATATGAAAGTTGGAACACCAGAATCACCAAAAGCTGTAACAAGTACATCCGGTAAACCAGCATTTAGGCCGTTCATGAGGCCAGCGTTGTTTCTTATGAATGAAGCATTTTCAGATAGGATAAAGAGACTATTTATTGGATTTAATAAATAAATGGTGTGATGTTGAGGGTTCGATTCCCTCCCATACCCTAATATTAAAAAAGGAGAAATGTAAAATGAGTAATGTGATAAGTCTATGTGGTAGAAAGAATTGTTGTCCGCAAATTAAGGAAGATACAAAAAAAGGAATAATGTATATAATAGAAGGCAAAACGCAAATTCCTTTTAATGCCGAACAGGTTAAAAATCTAGCCAAATATCTAAATACACGAGGTGCATGATATGGCAAAAGGAAGTCGTGCACGTTCAAATATACAACCAGCAAAAAAAGCAGTTGAATCTATACCAAAACCATTAACAACTAGAACAGAATTATTTAAAAACTATCCAATACGAACATTGAATACCAATGATGTTAACAGATTTAAAGAAATGGTTACATTAAGCAACAATGTAGCTGGCCTTTTAAAGCAATGTATTGATACCGATACAAGTGTCCAAAAAGGTAATGAGGTTGCACAAGCAATGTTGGATGGTAAAATAAAAGGTGCTGCAATGCAAAAAGTTACGGCTAATTTATTTCTACCTCTAAATGATATGAAGGATGTTGCAAAAAAAATAACGGGTGAAGTTGAAACACTAAAACAAGCAAATATTATTTCAAAAGGACAACTGTCGCAGAGATATGATGAATATATTGACAGTATGAAAAATTTAAGATCATTACTTGACCAACTTTTAAAACGGGCACCATCTGATGATTTATCAAAAATACGTGGCGATAGAGCAATTAAATCATCAAAATCAGCAGAACAGGTAATATTTGAAAAAGCAGCAGATAAGATGACACAAAAAGATAGAGATTTTGTAAAAGGCATCAAAAAGAAAATTGATGAAAATGCTGCAAAAAAGATTAAAGAATCAACATGCGAGTGCAAAAGTTGTAAATCTGTAAAAAAGGCAAAGTAGTCACAATGGATATAATCAACGTTGAAAGGGAAAAGGGCATAACACGATGCTTAATGAAGTCTATACCGTTGCGTATTGCCGGATTAGATTCTGCGTCATGTCATACTTATTTAATGTCTCATCCGGATAAAGAGATAGTTGATTTGATTTCAGTTATATATGATGCAGCAGATAAAATTACAAATTCATGGCAGACAGATGTCATAAAATGCACGATGGATGTTGGATTGGCAATTTGCTGTAAACATGATAAATATTCAAAGATATTATCTGAGGTATTAACACAATTTTATGGTTATGATGTAACAATAGAAAGCTATAAATCATTTAACCTATTGGATAAATCGGTATTGAAAATATTATTAAAAACTTCCGATAAAATTTTCAAAGAAAGGATGTACTCTTTGAATATGGCACACGATTTATTATCCGATTGTAGTAACGATGCAATTTCGTTTATACATTCGGTGCTTTCAGATTCAATGGATAAAGAATTATCGGATGCAGAATATGGTAAATGCATAAAGTTGGTTGAATTTTTACTATATGTAGTGTATTTGGATACAGCGTATCGTGATCCGTTCTTTTGGATTTTGGATAAAATATCGAGAAAAGAATTACGTGTTGCAATTGCAAGGTATATCATAGAACCGAATGACTGGTATGTTAATGTGTGGGATCGTAGTAGGATTTTAACGAAAAAACAACGTGACGAAGGTAAGATTCCAATATATGCACATTCAGTTGTTGAAAGACGTATGGTGCCAGCAAAGCAAGAACATGATTTAAATAAAAAAAAATAGAAAAGTGATTATATGTCTAATAAAAAATATGAAAAAGGAAAATTTTACAAATTCAAATTCGATGCAATTACTCCACGGGTCAAATCAATTAACTCTGGTTATGAAAAATTTATTGAAAAAGCGATAAGCGATGATGGTCATAACGTAGTCATTGCAATAGGTGACAGATTTATGAGGGATGTGTTTATATCAAAAAAAGAACTTAAATTAGCACATAAGGGATTCAACAACACATTACATGATTTAAATCATATGGGAAGTGGTTATCAGATAAGCATGTTTGAATCAATGCCACCTGATATATCATATTTCGTTGGATGGCAAGATAACGCATTATATGATGAAAAAACTGGTGAAGTTCGTGCACAAGTGCATATTGAAAAAGCTGCACCACGATATAAAGATTGGGAAAATTATGTTAACATATCATCAAAAATAGGTAGAACACCAAATGTAAGTATGTATGTATTTGCACAAGTTGAATACATACAAGCTAGAGATTTACCAAAAGGTAGCGGATATAGTCATAATGGCTATAAAGCAGATGATTTAGTTCCATGCTTTAAGGATATACAACCATTCATGGTTTCAACCGTAACAATGGGCGCATGTAATGATATGGATGGATGCGGAATTGAAAATGGTAAGTCAACAACTGATACAATAGAAGAAATTAATGATCCATATGAAAATGTGGATATGAAAGAAGTAGAAAAGCAAACAAAAGAAAGTAAACAAAAAATAGAATTTTATAAAAATAGAATTAAGGATATAAATGGAGAATAGGATAGACATGACAAATGATGAAGAAACCCTTGCAGAAGTTGAGGCAAGGTATAAAACTGCAATGTTAGCTAAAACGGTAGCGTTAGAAGCTGACATAGTTGCACAAGCAAATGCAGTAGACGCAGAAAAAGCAAAAATTGCAGCCGATAAAATTGAAGCTGATAAAATAAACGAACGTGAAGAGTTTGAAGCGGCAATGGCAAAAAAATACAATTTGCAAGATACCAGTGAGCAGTCACCGGATTTAAATGCAGGTGATACAACGAAAGGGATACCGGAAGGGAAATGGGAATCTTTTCATGCGCAGTATTTGAAAGGAAAAGCCATTGATAGGGTTTCATATAACCAAGTTGCTCTTGTGACAGATGAACTTGGATTTGCATTTTCGGATTCAGATACCGGTTGTGATGATGACATGAGTGCATGGTCGCCTGCCGATGTTTATTGTGATTTAATTTGGCAAGCAGCGCAGTGCGGTAAACAATTATCTGGTATCGTTACGCAAAGGGCATGTGATATAAATGCAGGTAACGGTTTATCTGTTCAAATAAAAACGATAAACGCAAGTTCAATGGGTAGTGCATTATCAAAATGTGAATGTGCAAGCTGTTCATCTAACGTATTTACAACACACACATTAACATTAGCACGATATGATATTTACAAGGTTCTTTGTGAACTTGATGTATTTGACGTTGGTGATTCAGTTAAGGCGGCAATTATAGAATCAATGAGTCGAGCATTTATTTCTGGTATTGATAGTTTGATTTGGACTGCAATGAGCGATGCAACACCTGGATATACTGAAACATCTGAGGTATCATTATCATGTAACCCTGCGGCACCATCTACCGAGTGTTGTATGTACGGTGCTCAGTTGTACAAAGAAGTAATTGAACTGGAAGCACAAATGCGTAACGCTGGATATGGTAGCAAAGGATTTTTCCTAATCTTAAATCCAAGAGTCGCAACATACCTTAAATACAAAGAGGGCGGTACAATGCCACCTTGGGCAAATGAAATTGAAATGGAAGGAAACACCCTAGTTAAAATTGGTAACATAAAAGTTATTGAATACTGCGGTGCAAACTCTTGTGATGATTTCGCATTAGGTGGTGTAGCTGCGGTTATGGTTGACCCTGAACGTGCAATTGGTGAAGCATACGGTAAAAGACCACACCTATTAACAGATAAAGACCCAATTGAATGTGACAGTACAAAATTAGTCATGAGGTCATATCTCGCAATTGGTGCACTTGATACCGGTGCAATCGGACATGTGGTCAATCCTTGAGCATGAGTGACACGGTAGGTTTTTCCTACCTTCTCTCTATTTTTTATTTTTGGTATGTACAGGTTCAAATCCTGGAATAGAAATATGTTAAATAAATCGTGGAAAATAGATGTTCCATTAGAACTTCTAGTTGATTCTGATTCATATACAATAGAAGGTAAAAAATATTTCAGAATTACTAGAGTTAAAAGTTCAATCAACCAGCCAGGATTAAATTACTGGCGTGCAAGTATTGGACAGTTTGAGGCAAACAAAATAATGAAAATACGTGGTACTTTTGGTACAAACCTACATAAGTTAATTGAAGTATCTTTACAAGGTCATAGTGTTGATGCATCAAAGTATAGTGATGAAATGCAAGAATCATTGAGACTGTTCAATATTGCAAAAGAAAAATATAACATTAGGGCCGAGGCACTAGAACAAAAAGTATGGAATAGCCACTTAGGTTTTGCTGGTACTGCCGATTTTATAGGTCGTGCTGATTTAAAAAAACTAGGTAAAGATGCACATGTTATATTTGATTGGAAATCAAGCAAAACAGTTTACAACGATTTCTTTATACAACTTGCAGCTTATGTATTTACATTTGAACTTATGACTGGTGTGAAGTTAGATGGTGCGGTTGTTTTGCAAATTCGTGACGGTAAAATGAAAATAGTAGAAAAATCATATGACGAACTTATTGCATTTTATCATGCATTTAAGTTTGCATTAGGAATTTTCAGATATCAGAAAAACATTCCTAAATTTTGGGAAGGGTTATAATGACAAAATTAACGGCAGATCCATTAATAAGCACAAAAGTTACAGTTAGTAAAAAAAATTACGGAAATGATATCATGGCAATATTTGAACGTGGAGAATCAGTATTTCATCAAGTTACATTAAGAGATACAGCCGAAGCATTGACTGACCCCTCATCTGTATCAATAACTATTACATCACCATGCGATACGGTACTTGTAAATTCTGCATCTATGGCAAGTTCAAGTTCTGGTGTTTATTCATATTCATATTTGTTATCTGATACGGCAGTTTATGGTGAATATGACATAGTTGTTAAGGCGATTGATGGTGCGGATACGTCAACATTTACTGAAAAATTTTTCGTATTGCCTTGGAACATAATAGACGAAATTAGGATATATTCACAACAAACAAAAAAGAAAATATCAGATGCTGATGTAGCATTAATTGCTTGGAACTCATTTAAGGAAGTTATACAAAGAATAGCTGAGTATCATTATCATGAAAAGTTATGCAGATGTGTCGATGGCACGTGCCAATGTAGTTCTAATGCAGAATGTGGTGGTTGTATATCGACAGAATCGTCACCCATATGTAGTGACGGGTACCAGTTAGATACTACACCAATAATGGATTTACAACTTGACGGTAATGTGCATGGTTGCGAATGTGATGATGCATTGGAAGAATGTCAAAATGATATATGTGGCATATGGAAAGATGGCGATGGTGTATGTTCAAATATCGCTGTTGAGGTTGTTGATGCAACATGTGGACATATCAAAGTGTATCAAGCTGATTGTGTTACAGCAATTCCGGCAAGCAATGAGGGAATATTTGTAAACTATTATTCGACATGGGAGTCATACAACGAGCAACTGTTTAAAAAAGCTGTTGTACTTCTTGCATCGTTCGAAATTGCAACTATATCAAATCTATCATCTAAGAAAGTTACAGGATGCGATGAAAGGGGTAGGGTTTCATTTACTGACAGATTATGGAATAGATATATTACAACAATTGAATCAATTTCAAAACCAAATATAGGAAGTGGCAGATAATGGTGTTTAGTGTATTTGATGGGATTGATCCTAGAAAAATCATTCGTACAAAAATTGGTACAAATCATTTAATTGATGATGAGATGCAATTATGTATATCCGTAACAAATGGTAGTGGTGATACGGTAAATGTTCCAATGTTGATAGGTGAAAAAGTTGAACTTAATTGTCCAGCAGCACCGTTTATACGATTAGATTTATTGTCAATTAAAGCTGATCCACACAATATTAATGCATCCGTTAGAAAATATAAAGCATTAATTAGCGTTGATATTACATTTAACGATGCAGAAGGTATTGACGTTACTTCATTTGGTAAAAAAGTTGCAGATGCAATTGTTAACTATGTTAGAACATATCAGGGTGCAACCGATGGAATATTCTTTATGAATGTTTGGAATGAAGGAAGATTAGTAATAGAAGGAAGATGTGAGGAAACAATGTTTCATTGGATACTTGAATTAACGGCAGAGAACAATGATGCGTGCTAATATGACAAAACAAGATGATGATAAACGATATTATCAAAAGCATAAGGAACATATTAAAAACAATGTTAAATCATATAGAAAGCATAATATTGATAAAATTATCAGTTATGACCATTTGAGATATTTGAAACATAAAACAGAAGATATACAAACATTGCACAACTTAAAAATTAATGGATGTGCTATTTGTGGTTATAATAAATGTGATTGGGCACTTGATTTTCACCATGTCAGTCCAGAAGATAAAAAGTTTAAAATAGATATGAGATCAATGAGAAATAATGTAATACGAATTGCTAATGAATTGAATAAGTGTATTTTAATATGTTCAAACTGTCATCGTGAATTACATTATAACGAAAATAAAAATAAAAATAATGGAGAATGAAAAAAATGAATAAAATGAATAAAATTAACGAATGGGTGATGTCTTATTTCTGAGTTAGGACTTCCCTTTAGGGGAACAATCTGGTATTGGGTTGAGGCTACGTATGGTGGCGGTATAAGTGGTTCAACACTTCCCGTTTCATGTAAAGTTTTAGATGCAAGACCAGGAATTAATGATAAGCATAAAGTGTTAAGAGGTATAGATTCGCCCGGTGCGTGTCATCTTCTTGAACAATGTACTGATCCAATATTCCATTTGGAATACATACCGCAATGTGATGATACACTGATTGATGATGTTATTGATAGAACAGCAGAGGGTAAATTACAATCATTATATTTTGAATTAGGCACTAACGCAAACATTGTTGCTGCGGATAAAACCTATTTTAACATGATAGGTTGTAAAGCAAAAACAGTAAAAGTTACTGGAAGTTTCAATACTGAGTATATCATATCAGTTGATTTTTCAGTTAAAAGTACAACAACTTCAATTGCTGCAACTGGTGTGGCACCAACGGCATTAACTGGTGATTTTTTGTCATTTCATAGGGCAGGTGCAATCGCAAAAGATGGTGGTGACTTCGCATACATCGTGGATTCTATTGATATTACATTCGAGCATAATCTTACAGATAAGTGGGATCACGATTCATTAGTGAAACAGTTTTGCATTGAAGGTGCTAGAGATATTGATGGTACAATAGACATTTCATTAGATGAAGGTGGTGGAGTTCATTGGGCAGAAGTAATTAATCAAACAGAATTTGACGTTATTGTTGATTTAGGTGGTAAAGGTTGCCCACGTCTTACATTACCAAATTGTAAGTGGAAATCTGGTGAATTTGACATAAATATTTCCGGTGATGAAATGGCAGATAGTGCACCGTTTAAAAGTCGCCCATCAAATGCTAGCGAATGTAGCAATGTCGTTAGTGCAAAACCATAAAGAGATTAATTTCTCTTTTCTTTATTTTTAATATGGGCTTGTGGAGAAATTTGGCTAATCCTTGTCGGTTCAATTCCGAACTTGCCCACTAAGAGGTATTTAAATGAAAAAAACAAAATATAATGTACCCTTTGTACTAAAGGGAAAGCCGTTTGAGTTAAGTACTTGGACAGTTAGAAAGCAAGAGGAAGTTTTGAAGGAAACTGCTAAATTTGAAGATAAACTACCAGAAAAAGAATTGGAAGTAAAATACCATAACTTTATAATCCTTAAAGGGTTGCGTGAAATTGATGCAAATGTCACGGAAGATGACCTTAAAGACATGCATCCTGACGATAAAATAGCATTATTCGCTGCCGTATACCTACAAGGTAAACGTGGTATTATCGTACAAGAAAAAAAGGATTTTCGGAAGGGGAAGAACCCCAAACAATCAAAGTAGAATTATTCCCTAGTGATAAATTAGACAACATGCTATCATGGAGAAGTGAATTGTTTATGGTAGGTCACACTATGGATGACATTGATAATTTATCATATTGGGATTTTGCAAAAATAACTGAATATGTTAGTGATAAAAATAAATCATCTAGTGGGAAAACAACGCAAAGTAAAATTAGCAAATCACAACAGAAGATGATTGATACTAGAAAGAAAGAACAAGGAAAATAATATGACCGACATCACCCAAAGTATTAATTACAATTACAAAACAAATGTCCAAACGCTGACAAAATACCATGACAATTACAATGCATCATTAAAACGTCTTGAACATACAACATCACGTTATACAAAAAAAATAGGTGCACATGATAAATGGGTAAAACAAAATACAAGGAATACTTATAAACATGATAAAGCTGTAAAAACACAAACTGGTTCAGTTAATAAATTAGGTAGTGGTATGGGTGGTTTAGCACTTAGATTCGTTGGGTATAACATGGTGCTTGGTCAAGTAATGGGTGCACAACAAAAACTTATTGCCTGGATAGGAGAATCAATAACAAAATTTCGTGCTTTTGAAAAGAAAATGGCAGAAGTTTCAACAATTATTGGTGATTTAACAACAGGTGCTATGCCTGGTCTTACCGCTGGTGTTGAATCATTATCTGTTCGATTCGGTAAATCTGCAACCGATATGGCTAAAGGTTTATATGATATTTTATCTGCTGCATTTAGTGCAAGTGATGCTATGCGGTTGTTATCAACTGCAACAAAGGCATCAATAGCCGGATTAGCTGATGTTTCAACTTCCGTTGATATTTTTACTTCCGTTTTAAATGCTTACGGTATGACAGTATCACAAGCACAACATATTTCAGATGTATTTTTTCAAACAGTTAGGCGTGGTAAACTTGTTTTTGAAGATTTAGCATCCGCACTTGGATATATTACACCAATAGCATCTGCTGCTGGTGTTGCATTTGATGAGATTGCAGCTATACTTTCAACGGTTACTCGTATGGGTTTGCATGTTGATATGGCATCAAGAGGTTTAGCTTTAACAATTCAAAGTATTGTATCACCAACACAGCAAGCAGCAGATGCGGCAAGGAAGTATAATGTCGATATGAGTGGATTAGCATTGCGTGTTAAAGGATTAACTGGATTCATGAAAGAATTAAATCGTGCAGTTGATGAAAACAGTGCAACAATTTTACCTGAAATGATTAGAAATATGCGTTCATTGCGTGTTGTAATGGCAGTAACGAGTGATGAAGGTATTGCTGGAATGACCGAAGATTTAGGTTTCATGCAACATGCAGCAGGTCAAACGGAATCTGCTATGGCAAAGATGACAAATGTATCACAGATGCAGGTAGACATTCTTGCAAATTCTATGGAACGTCTTGAAAGAAGTATAGGTTCTGCATGGTCAGGTGTTGATATGTGGTGGAAAAAAAGTCAACTATGGTGGGGTACATTAGCATCTGGTGGTGATGCAAGTAAAGCACTTTCCGATTTTGATGAAAGGGTTGCTGGTTTAAATGCATCATATCTTGCATTATTTCAAACGCAAAATGCACTTGCTGGTAAAGGTACATTGATGACAGAGTTAACATCTCCTAAAATTGAAACAATATTTCCAAATATAAAAGAAAATGTATTATCCACATTTAATAATATGGCTATTAATCCACTTGATATGATGGTAGATGCAGTACCAGTTAAAGCATTTGTAGATAAATTAGTTCCTTGGGATCAAGTTAATCAATATCTTGAACTTGAAGGTGAAAAAAGAATTAAAGGTGGAAAAATTGCAAAGTTATTATTGAAAAAAATGACATTAGAACCATATGTTAATGCACCAAAAGAGATAGGTAAGGTATATACATTACCTGATGGTACAGCAGCATATTGGGGTGACATGAGTACAGAACTCACAAGGGTTAATGATTTATTAAAAGATTATGATGCTGAAATGGCTACAATTATAGCAACACAAGAATCATTACAACCAGCATTTGATTATATGTCATCTGGATTGGATGATTTATCACAATCAATTAGTGCACATCAAACAAACATAATAGAATTAGAACATGCAATGACAGGATTGAGAACTAGCGTTGAACAAACATATACTGCAATGAGTGGACAAAGTTTTACTGGTAAATTACGATGGCAAATTGACACTAAAGAAAGTGAAGTTTTTTTTGATAGGTTCAGTAACTTTTCAAATATGGCAATTAAATATGGCGATGAATTTTCATCTATTGAATGGTTTGATGAAGATATATGGAATATGATAGGTGGCATTGAAAAATATGATGGTTCGATGGAAGATATTATTAACACAATGCATGATTATAGTGCAGCAAGTAAAGATGCTGCAAAAGAAACTGTTGCACTTAAACAAGCAAATGATGAAATTGCTAAAGCTATGCGTAAGAACAACCTTGAAATAATGAAGATACAACTTAGAGGTATGATGAGACGTAGAGGGCAAACACGTAGCGAAGAAAGGGCAATTAAAAAAATTGAAATTGAAAATGCTGGATGGAAAATTGACCAACTACAAAATACCGTTGACCTTGAAGTCAAAATGGAAGATGAACATTTAGATGAATTAAAAACAGAGTATGATGCAGCAAAAGAAATATTGGATGAATATACTGATAGAGCGAAGTTTAATTTAGGTTTATTAAAGGACATTCGTGATGATGAAATTGCTGATTTAGAAGTTGCATATACAGAAAAACACAATTTACTTGAAAAATATACTGGTTGGACAGTAACAGAAAATGCAGCGTTACTTTCTGAAAATGAAATATATGTTGAATTATTAAAATCAATTGCAGATAGACCCGAAACTGCTGAAATGTATAAAGAACTATATGGTATTAACGCATCTGATGAAGCAATTTCGGCACTTGAAAGACTTAGAGAATTTCAAGCAAGTGGAGAAGTTTCAGCACCAACCACAAAAAAAGGTGGTTCAGGTGGAAGTACAACACCAACACCATCATATAGAATTGTACGTGCAACCGTTAAACGGCATCAATTATATGTATCATCTAGTAGTGGAAAAGAGCGGATATATGGCTATTCATCAACGGCTAAGGCGATACTTGCCGGAATAACAAAATATAAAATTGGTACTAAGATAAATTGGAAACGTGGTACATATAATGTTCCCGAAGATGGAATGGTCAATGTACATAAACACGAAAAGATAGTTCCAGCAGGTGATAGTACAAAAGCTGATGGCAATGGCGGTATTATTATTCAAAATCTTACAATAGATGTTAAAGAAATTGCTGAAATTAATGATGTTGAAAAATTAGGTGCATTATTATCTTCTGCTAAAAATTCAAGAGTTTTAAATAAAAATGGAAGTACCCGTTTTAGGAGTAGATAGAATGACACGAAATAGAACTGCAACACCTGCAATACCATGTATTTTTTTACAAGATGCCGGTGGAGATCAATGCGTTACAGATACAGGTGGCTATCAAACATGGGATACTCTTGTATTTAAAACGAGTGATTTTCAATATGTTTTGGATGATAGCAAAATAACAATATTAAGGGGTCATAGCGGTTATTATGAAATTACATTTGAAGTTTCGTATCAAACAATACAAAGTTTAAGAGAAGTAAAAACTTCATTATATAAGAATGGCGTTGAGTTAGTTAATAGCCTCGTACATACATTTAGTACTGGTGCTGCCGGTAAACCAACATATCGTGATGAACACGTACTTCATTATATTGTATTGTTAAATAAAGATGATTATGTGCAAATAAAAACAGTTGGTAGTGGTTCCGATGTTTGTACTATTGCAGAAACTTCACGTTTAATAATTAAGGCATTACCTATGGATGGATGGGATAATAATAGGGGTGGAATGAAAATGGTACGTGGTGGAGTTGGAAGATAATGGGATCAGATGACCAGCGTGAATTTAGAAAGTTTTTTGGTGTATCAGTTGATGATTGGGAACATACCTATGGTACATTTTCAAATACACATTATATATTATTAAATGATTATATTAGTGAGGGATGTAGTACAACTGACTCATCGGAAGCATCGGTCGCTCATTCATTTTTATATCCACAACACATTAAAAAAACAGCTTATATTGAAGGTGTTATCGAAGGTGAAATATGTTTAACTGCAAGTAGTGCATCGTCAACTGTAACATCATATCGTGTGACCGTTTGTAAAACATTTGAAGGTGCAGCAGAAGCAGATATAGAACTTGCAACTACTGGATGGGTTACTGTTAGTGATACAATAAATTGGGATGCCGGATTAAGTGTTGGTGATGAAATGGTTTATCATTACTGGATTGATGTTTGGAATGAACAAATAGTTACAGAAAATCAAAGATTATATTTAAAAGTTGAAGTTGATTGTAACCAATATACTCATCTTATGCATAGTAATGATTCAACTTGGGAAGATATTTGGATTGATATACCATTTAGGTTATAGGTATTAATATGGGAACATTTATAATTACACCTACAGAAGGAATTACATATAATTCATATTTCATTCCGAATGGTGCTGGATGTGCAACACAACTTACACCAGTGGGTGATGTAGCAAATTGGGAGTGTGTTGATGATACAATTGCAATTCCAGATGATGATGGAACTTATGTATATAGTAATGCAACTAATGCACAATATGATTTATATGCATTACCTAATCATACAACTGAAAGTGGTACGATTAATTATGTTCAAGTATTATCAAGGGGTAAAGCAACACCCTTAGGCCAAAGCATTGACGGTATCTATAAAATATTAATAACAGATGATGCCTGTGCAAATATTTATAAATCAGATGATATAGATTTAACAACTTCATATAATACATATAACAATGTGTGGTTAACAAACCCTAGAACAGATGCAGAATGGTCATGGGGTGATATAGATAATTTACAAATTGGAACCGAATGTAGTAGCCCATCAGTAATTGGTGCATTACAATCCATATTTAGACCAAATGGTGCTGGTGATGCATTTTCATTAGGTAGTGGTAGTCTAGGTGCTAGTGGTGCTGCTAATAATTGGGAATGTGTTGACGAGGAGTCACCAGATGAAGATATAACATATGCCTATCAAGGTGGTGCTTTACTTGGTGATAGATATGATTTATATACAATACCAAATCACACAACAGAAGTTGGTACAATCGATAGCGTATCATTATTTATGAGATTTAGAACGACATCCAATCCTAATGAAGGAAAGTGGGCAAAAGCTGTTATAAAAATTGATGGAACTCAATCATTCAATGGAAATTCAAACGCTTGGGAAAGTGGGAATGGATGGTATTTATTAATGGGTTATAATACCGAGGCATATATTTGGAATAAAAATCCTGATGATTCCGCAGCATGGGAATGGACAGATATAGATAATCTACAAATTGGTATGTGGTTTCACTATAATACACAACGTCCATCTGGAATGCATAAAGGTACACAATTATATTTACTTGTAGATTATCATGGTTTAACCTCAACAGAAATTCGTACAACACAATGTTATGCAAGAGTTAATTATACAATACCACCAACAGCATGTACGATGGATAAACCAGAAGAAATATCAGTTGACCATGCACAAAATGTTAAGATGCTAAATTTCTGGTCGGGTAGGCGTGCTGTCTACGGTTTATCAAGAAATAATAGAACAATGGTTATGACAGGTAAATTATATGCTGATGATGCATGTGATACCATTGAATATGTAAGAACGATTGCAGAAAGTGGTATAACTATTTCATTATCTGGATTAGGTTATAATGATTATGATAGAGAAGTTAAAATTATTAGTTTCGGATGGAAAAAAATGCATGATAAGCCATTAGCATATGAATGGATTTTAGAATTGGAGTTTGCACAATGACCACAGTAACATATTACTTTGATGCTTATGATATCGGGGGGGAAGAATGGACAACGAGACCAGAAGATATGGTAGATGGTGATGAAGCTACCGCTGGACAAACATGGACAAATGGAGATATCCAATTATGCAACACCAACACAGTACCAAGAGATAAAGGATATCCGATATCAAAAGTTGAACTTCGAGTTTTACATATGGAAACAGCGAATTATTCAAATAGTAATATAAGACTTCGACCCGTATTTTCAGATGGCGATGGTGATAATCACGACATTGTAAATAGTGCTACTGCAAAAGTGTGGAGTGCATGGCAAGACATAACAAATGATACACATGCCCCTACAACATGGACGTGGGATAATTTACACTTCCTTGATTGTGATGTTGAAGCAGTTATTGTTGATGCAGGTGATGGTGGGTTGTTTGCTTTTAAAATAGAAATACGTGTGACATATGATGATACAGGATGTGGTAGTTGTAATACGTTTGAAATAAGAGGGTACTCCTACACAGTTGATCTTAAAATGCCATTAGAGAACGGTGAAGATAATAGCATTAGTAAAAACATAAATCGTTTCAACTTCTGGTCTGGTAATTATGCTATTAATGATGATGGTATCAATAGTCAACCATTAATTTTACATGGGATAGAACATGCAACTTGCGATTCTGAATATGTTGGCATGTGTTTTGGTAAATGTGCACCGTTTAATTTATATTTCAATATGAAATTTACAAATAAATTCAGGTTTATTATGGAAATGTCACATAACAACGAAAAAGTTATAGTTGCAGGATTAGGTGATTGCATTCATGCAATATATATAATAAAAAATTTTAGTTATAAAACGGTGACACCACGTTCACGTAGTTGGACAATGACATTAGAGAAGGTGAGAGAACTCGCAGATGGTGAAACATCTGATAACTACGTACCAATACATGGGGATGTTGAATATTAGTAAAAGAAGTCAAATTGAAAAAACAATAAGGGGTGATTAATATGGCATGGGATGATGTTGTTGATTCAAGTAGTTGTATCACGCCTACAGAATGGAATAATATGATTACGGTAATTAAGGATTTATCTGTCAGTTCGGAATGTCCAGAAAAATCAGAAGTCACATTTTATATGTATTCCGATTGTAGTAATTCTACTGGTCAAAAGTTTAAATTTGATTTTTTAAATGATGATTCATTAATGTACGGTGGCAGTACGGCTGGTGATGACTTATTTATTTACGTTAATAGCGTTGACTTATGTCCACGTTTAGAATTTTTCGGTGATTCCGATGCATCGCTTAAAATACCATTTGCTGCTGATTTTTATATATCAACATGTTCAAATGAGGCATTACTTAAAGTTAACAAAGATGGTATATGGTTTAAAGGGGATGCTGTATGTACTGCACCTTGTGGTAGTGATTATTCGTGTCCTGAAAAAGGTGATTTACCTTTCGTAATGTATTCAGATTGTAGTAATTCAACTGGTGAAAAGTTTAAGTTTGATTTCTTGGGCGATGATTCATTATTATATGGTGGTGGAACAACTGGCGATGATCTATTCATATATGCAAATAGTGCAGATGAATGTCCAGTATTAGAACTGTTCGGTAATTCTGGTGCTAGTTTATTAATAAAAGCTGGAAGTGACTTTGCAATTAGTACATGTTCAAACGAAATGTTATTTGAAGTAAGTAGTGTATCAGCTAGTAAACATATTAACTTCCATTGTTTAGAAGCATTTGAGTTTAGATTAGAGTTACGAACAACTGACCCCTCTAGCCCCACAGGTCAAGGGAGAATCTGGTTTCGTGCAGACCTAGCAAAATGAGGTAATAAAAATGACGAAAATTGATGAAGCAAAAATAAAAATATTAGAAGAAATAAAGTCAAAGGAATTTGTAATAGATGTACAATTTGATGATAGTATATCTGATGATAAGCCATTGGGGTGGAAGTTTTTTAGATTAAATATCTTCCAT